ATGATTACGGCAATCAAATCAATGATTGGTGCCATCAAGCCAGTAATTGAGGCAATCAGACCAAGGATTACAGCAATCCTGGTTGCCATTTTTGCAGCCCTTGCTTTTACCGGTGGATACTTTGTCAGTGATTGGCGATCTGAATCGCAGATGCAGCGCTTGAGTTCGCAGAATGCAGTATTGTCGGCGGCAAACGAAAAGTGTGCATTGGATATCCAGTCGGTGAGGACAGCGATGAGTACGTTGACAGAAGTGGCGGCTGAAAGAGAAAAAAATGCAGCCGCGGCAATGCGTCATGCGACTGCTGCTGCGGCAAAGCACATAAGCCATGCAAAGAAAATACGCACCCTTCCATCAGTAGCACCCGAGCATCAGTATGAGGCAATCACGAGAGAGCAGATAGAGTATGTGCAGAACCGCCATCAGACCGATTAGATTCAACCCCGTGTATCCCCATAGCGCCTCCTCACGATTCAATCGCTGCTTGCTAGCCCACCTGGCGCTGGTTTTTGCGACCTTATTGGCCGGTTGTGCGGGGAAGCCGGTGATTCAGACTCAGGTGATCGAGAAACCTGTTGCTGTCCCTTGTCTCGTTGATACTCCATCCGAGTGCAAGTCGGCCTATGCGATTGATCGCGTGTCAATCAAGGACGACCCTCTGACGATCAATAGAGCGCTGCGTACGGAAATAGAAGAAAGATCGGCATGTGAGGTCAAATTACTTGCTGCATTGAGAGGATGCAAGAAGGGTATGAGGAGCCTGTAAAAGGAAATGGAAAGGGAAGCGCTGATAAAGCCGGACATGTGGAAATTCGAGAGTGAAATATCCAGCGAGGAAACAGAAAAGGGTGCAATAAGCGTAGAGCCTGCGAGTCCGAAAAAGAGCAGTCGAGCCATAAAGAAGCGTGAGGTAGTTGACGCGATCTTTGCTGGCATTTCACTTGGAAAGTCGGCTCGCGCGATGTGCGTGGAGGTTGGTATCAGTCAGAGGGTTTTATGGAACTGGCTGGCGAGTGACGAAGAACTTATGCGCCAATATCAACGCGCCAAGGAGCTTTGCGTGGATGCCTACGCGGAGGAAATCATCGAAATTTCGGATGAGGGATCAAGAGATACGTATGTCGATGAGAAGGGACGGGAAGTCATAAACCGGGAGGTTATTGCGCGCGCGCAATTGCGCATCGATGCGCGCAAGTGGTATGCCGCACGACTGGCGCCAAGAAAATATGGCGATAAATTACCTGTCACACACGAAGGCGGCGATGCCAGAAAATCCGTAGTGCATAACATCACGATAGCTTTTGTCGCTCCGGAAGATAGAGGTAATGAGCCAAATGTATCATCGTAAATGGCAGCTCGAGTGCTATGACTCCCCATAGAGCTGAATTTCCGTCAAAGCTCAGATTTCTGTTTGAACCGGCACGCTACAAGATCTTATATGGAGGAAGAGGGGGTGCAAAAAGCTGGAGTGTTGGCAGGGCATTATTGATTCAGGCGGCTGCAACCCCATTGCGCATCTTGTGTGCGAGAGAATTTCAGAATTCTATCGTCGAATCTGTGCATCATTTATTGAAAGCTCAGATAGAGGCCATCGGTTTAAGCTCATTTTACGAAGTGCAAAACAGCGTTATCCATGGAGCAAACGGTTCCGAGTTTATCTTTGCCGGTCTGCGTAGCAACGTAACCAGGATCAAGTCGTTCGAGGGTGTGGACAGGGTCTGGGTGGAAGAAGCACAGACAGTGAGCAAGACAAGTTGGGATACGCTTATTCCGACTATTCGTAAAGAGGGGTCGGAAATCTGGGTGACTTACAACCCTGAGCTCAATACCGATGAGACTCATCAGCGGTTTGCAGTCAATCCCCCTGTTGGCGCTGTCGTAGTAAAAATCAATTGGAATGACAATCCATGGTTTCCGGAGACCCTGCGACGGGAAAAGGATGAACTGAAAGCGCGTGACCCGGATGCTTACCAGAACGTATGGGAAGGGAATTGCAGGGTAACGTTGGAGGGAGCGGTTTATACGAAGGAGCTTCGATTGGCACAGGAAGAAGGAAGGATACGGAGTGTGCCATATGATGAGGCAAAGCCGGTACACACCTTCTTTGATCTCGGCTGGGCCGACAACACCAGCATCTGGTTTGCGCAGACCGTTGGCAACGAACTCAGGTTGATCGATTACTACAGTAATAGTCAGATGCCAATTCAGCATTATATCGGAGTGCTGCAAAACAAAGGGTATATGTACAGTACAGACTGGTTACCACACGATGCCAGGGCTCGGACGTTGGCAACCGGACGTAGCGTGGAGGAAATTATGCTTGCAGCGGGGCGACAAGTAAGAATCGTGCCAAATCTCTCCATTCATGATGGTATCAACGCGGCGAGAACTATCTTTCCACGTTGCTATTTTGATGAGCTGAATTGTGCAGAAGGCCTGCAAAGCCTGAGGCATTATCGATTTGATGTCGATCCCGATTCCGGTCAATTCAGCGCAAGACCCTTACATGATTATCACAGCCATGCAGCCGATGCTTTTCGCTATTTTGCTGTGGCAATCGAGGAGGATAAACCGGCTGTGAGTGCGCGAGGCATTAATATGAAAGGTTGGCGGGCATGACTGAGGCAGGTGTTACGGCAGATATTTCGATTGAAGCTTACGACAAAATATGCCGCGATATTCGGGATCAACCGAAGTGGCGAGCGGACTCGGACACGGACTGTGATTATTACGACGGCGCGCAGACCAGCGCGGAGGTGATCGAGCGGCTGAAGATGGCAGGTATTCCTCCCCAGGACTCCAATCTAATCAAGCCGACGATCAATGCAGTATTGGGGTTGGAAGCACGTAGCCGAACGGATTACAGGGTGACGGCGGATGATGAGAGCCAGGCAGAGATTGCGGAAGGTCTTTCCGCAAAAATCAAGGAGGCCGAGACCGAGTCACGGGCAGACCGGGCCATGGCAGATGCGTATTCCAGCATGATCCGTGCAGGTATCGGGTGGGTGGAAATATCCCGGGAATTTGATGCGCTCAAATATCCGTATCGTGTCCGGGAGGTGCATCGTAACGAAATTTACTGGGACTGGAGTTCAAGAGAGCCGGATCTGTCCGATGCTCGATATTTGCGACGAGACAAGTGGATAGACCGCCTTCAGGCTGCACTTATGTTCCCGGACCGGGCGGAAATCATTGCAAATAGCTGGAAGGGGTGGAACGGCACCGATGTATACGAGGGGTATGACAGCGGCTTGGCGAGAGCTTATGAAATCGAGCAGGCATGGAGCCGCAACCAGGAAGATTACCTGAACCGAAACTCGGGTATGGTCAGGCTTTCCGAATTATGGTATCGGCATTTCGAGGATGCATACGTCCTGGTATTGCCTGATGGGAAGGTAATCGAATACAGCGAGGATAATCCCTATCATCAGGCAGCGGTTGCCCAAGGTCTCGTGCAGGTCCAGAAGTCGGTTCTCAGCCGGATGCGGGTTTCAATCTGGCTTGGGCCGCATAAGCTCATGGATGTTCCGAGCCCATTACCTCATTCAGATTTTCCATATATTCCATTCTGGTGCTTTCGCAAGGATAGGAGTCGAGCTCCCTATGGATTGATTCGTGATATGCGGGGACCTCAGGATCAGATAATCGATCTGGATATTCTTCTCTACGAAGTCCTCAATTCGGTAAAAGTTGAAGTGGACAATGATGCGCTTGATCTCAGCCAGAATTCTTATCAGGAGGTTGCCAATAATATAAGCAGTCTGCGCTCGATGACCATCCTCAACTCTCAGCGAAGAAATGCCAGCGGCTTCAGGGTGATACGTGAGCATCAGCTTGCTGCCCAGGTATTTCAGCTCGTGCAGGAACGCAAACGCAGGATTGAAGAAGTGGGGGGAATCTATCGTACTATGCTGGGAGCACATACCTCAGCAAGCAGCGGGGTGGCGATCAACAGTCTGGTGGAACAGGGCTCGACCGTGTTGGCGGAACCCAATGATAATTTTCGCCATGCTCGCCGACTTGTTGGTCAGCAACTTCTTGCGCTGATCAAACAGGATATGTTGGGCAGTCAGAAGGTCGTCACAATCAGACAAGGCGCAAAGCAAAAACTCATTTATTTTAATCATTCGGTGATGACTGCCGGTGGCCCGATCGTAGAGAACGACATTGCCACGGCTCAGGTCAAGGTTGTACTGGAAGATGTCCCCGCCACACCCAGCTTCCGGGCACAGCAGTTGCAAGCATTCAGCCAGATTGTGCAAGCAGCACCACCCACGTATCAGGCGATTTTATACCCTGTAATGCTGGAGCTATCTGACGTGCCTAATCGTTACGAACTGGCTGAGCAGTTGCGGCGGATGAGTAGTACCGGTGGTAATGCATAGCTATAAGCATTAACAGCAGTTCCAGCAACGATAGAGCCAGTTGAGGCTGGATAGCTGATGAAGCAGCCTAAGTGCTTCTAAAACGAAGGTGGAGTACGCACGATGTGCGAATTTGATCAGGCGAGAGGTCTGGAACTGAAGGGAAAGGAACTCGCCGATATTCACAACCCTGAAAGTTGTTAAATATCTGGGGTTATTAGATAACTCTTCACGTGGGAAAAGAAACAAGATGATTCGCTTATTATATGACACAACGATTAATGGTTTGCGGTTCGGCAAGGGCTCTATCCTGGCTCTTGATTCAGTTACCGAAAGCAGCCTTTTATCCGAGGGGGACGCAGATCGAAATATAGACTTTTTATCTGCTGGCCTACTTCCAACATTGGTTTTGCAAAGGTATACACCTGTGACCCGGACGTCTGATAACGCTACCGACACATCATATGTAACCCTTGCTTCTATAACAGTTCCTGGGGGAACAATGAACATGAATGGAGAGCTGGTGGTAACCCAGGATTGGAAATACACAAATTCGCCAACCGTTAAAACGCTGGCGATGGACTGGAACGGGATCAACGTTAGCGGACCAACAGCTACGACGACTGTAAGGTCGAATTATCGGATTGCCATCAAAAATCTGAACAGCCTGTCCTCTCAGAGTATTTTTGGGAATACCACATTCGGGTTAGCGGCAGGTGATCCGAGTGGTTCTGCAAACACGGCCAATGATGTGGTTATCGATCACAGATGCAGGTGGTCAGCAAATGTATTGGGCGAAAGCATCACTCTGCTTGGATATTCAATCTGGTACTACCCCGGGAGCAATTAATCAATGGCAAATTATATAGTGACTTCTGGCAGATCAGCTGTCTACCCTGCTATACATCATGGCGGACATTTTATCGGCAATCGGGCTACATTTTTTCTGGATAAGGATTTCACTAATCCTGACTCGAACGCGCTGGCAATACCTAATCTGCCGATCAAGCTTTTATCGACATCTCCGGTATCAGTGAGCGATCGGTTCTTTGGCATGCATGTATATAAGCGATCCAATGATATTGCAACGGACGCTTCATTCTATACTGTTCGCTCACACGATATGACGGGCGGTAAAGCCCGGTGGCAAAAAATTGAACCATACGACAACGTATGGGATTTCAGCGATCTCGACGATTGGGTAAATGTCCACCATGCCGCAGGACGGGATATTCTTTTTACGTTATACGGGACGCCACAATGGGCATCAGCAAGGCCGAATGAACAGGGAGCTTACGGCCCGTACAATCTAGGTTTGCAGGCTGAACCGGCAGATATGTCCAGGTGGGACAGGTTTTGCTCCAAGATTGCAGAGCGTTACAAGGGCAAGATCAAGTATTACGAGGTCTGGAACGAGCCGAACTATTACAACGATGGAACCGGGCTCACCGCGGAGGGTTTGTCAAATAAGGCCTTCTTCTTCTCAGGTACGTTTGCTAAGTTAGCGGAAATGACGCGGCGAGCGAATCAAGCAATCAAGGCGGTTGATCCGACAGCGAAGATTATCAGCCCGGCTTTAACAGTGTGGTCTGCAACAGCAGGTAGCAGCGCTGAAACGTATTTCCTCGGAATGATGGCTGCGCCAACGGGTGACGGTTCAACAACCATGAAAGACTGGATCGACATCGTTGGCGTGCACTTGTACATCGGAGGAAACGATATAACAAAGTTGCCCGGAATGATAGATCGGATCGACGCGGCGAAAGCGACTGCAGGAATTGCCGGGAAAGAAACTTGGGATACGGAAAGTGCACCTATCAGTCCTGACATAGCCCTGATGAGCGGCACAGCGGGGGACCTATTTATCGGACGCAGCCTGCTTATCCAAGCGGCCAAGGGTATTGCTCGAACAATTTACTATCAATATGATATTGCATCAATGGGCATTAAAGACAGATCAGTTGTCACATATCGGAACCGTATTTGTAATTTACTCCAGAGTGGGGAGATTTTGTCCGCTTGCATTTTTACTGATGGTCGAGTTGGATACTACACACGTACGGGGTTAAAGACTATTTGATGTTCGTTTAGTTGTAAAACACAAGCCGCTTCGAGCGGCTTTTTATTGGCTTTCGCTCATACGCACGCACTCGCGGCAATATTGTAGTGGTAGCCCCCGAAATCCCTGGATAACACAATTCTTGTGCTTGTCCAGGGATTTCTTTTTTGAACCCTGCTAAGGACAGGCCCGCTCACTGGGTTAAGTAGTTTGGAGAAAAAATGGAAGTGGATCAGCTTACGGATGAGCAAATCGCAAATCTTACACCGGAACAAATCGAGATATTGGAAAGCGACCCGGGCAAGCTTGCGGAAATTCTAGGCGGACAGGAAGTACCTGAGGAAGAAGGAACGGAGAAATCCAGCTCTGATGTGAAAGACGATGCGTTCAGCAAAGTGAGTGACGATGAAGGTGAAGATGAGCCTGTCGTTTTGAACAAGAGCGGCAAGGGAACTATTCCCTACAAGAAGCACAAGGAACTGCGGGTAGAGAACTCAGCGCTGCGCGAGCAGCTAAAGTCCACGCAAGGCAAACTCGACGAATTCCTGATGCGGAAAGAGGAAGCAAAGGAAGCAGAGCCCGTTGTGCTGGATGAAAAATTCAAGACGCACCTTGAGGCTCTGAAGGAAGAGATGCCTCAACTTCATCAGGTACTCAGTGCGCTGCTCGAGGGGAGTCGGAAGCAAGGCGAAAGGCTGGAGCAAACGCTGGGGGAACTGGAGCGTGAAAAGGAGGAATCCGAGCGCATAAGCCAGCAGAGTACTGCAGAGCAAGTCGCTGAGGCAAAAGACAATAACCCTGATCTCGTGCATTGGGAAAGTAATGACGCTGACGCCTGGGAAGAAGCGCTGAAGCAGGACGAAATTCTGAGAACCAATACGAAGTGGGCGGGAAAGCCTTATGCGGAACGTTTCCAGGAGGTTGTCCGGCGTGTCAGGGCGATTATACCGGAAGCCTCTACTCCAAAAAAGAAGTCCGATCCGGGAATGATGAAAGCGGATGTGCAAGCCAAGCTTGAGGCAGCCCCGGTGAGGAAGCCTGTAACTCTATCGGATATTCAGGGTGGAGCAAATCCAGCCTCTGAACGTGAGCAGCTTGAGAATCTGAGTCCTTTTGAACTTGCTCAGAAGTTGATGAAGATGCCCACGCATCAGGCGGCAGCCTTGAGAGCCGAACTTGATTAAGGATTATTGATTAAATGGCTGAAACAAACGTAGCAAGCGGAAGTTCACTGGCAGTCAAACATTATAGCGCGGCGCTCTTCGCCAACACGCTCAAAGGATCCACAGCGATTGACAGCCTTGTCGGTCCGGTCGAGCCTTCGGTAGCAATGCAGAAAATTGCCGGTCAAACAAATCCGGGGATGCCCATTGTGCGAATCGATAATTTGATGAAGAGTGCGGGCGATGTCGTATCGCTCGATCTGGTCGATACCGTGGGTGGCGAACCGCTGATGGGTGATGTCAATCGTGAAGGACGGGGCAGTGCGCTTTCGTTTTCCTCGATGGAGATCAAGATCGATCTATCCAGTAAGGTCATCGATGCAGGTGGCAGCATGTCGCAGCAGCGCACCAAACATCAGTTGCGTGAAATTGCCCTGGCGCAATTGTCAGGTTATTTCCCCCGTCTCGACGCCCAGGAAACACTGGTACATCTCGCTGGGGCGCGCGGATCGCAAACCGGTTCGGACTGGACAGTACCGCTTCAAAGCGCACCGAACTTCGGTTCCATAATGGTGAACCCCGTGAAGGCGCCTACCTATAATCGCCATTTTGTAGTGAACGGCGCCAATCTGACCTCAGGAGGGCAGCAGTTGGGATCCATCGTTTCAACGGACGCCCTGCGCGTGTCGCATCTGGATCTGCTGCGCAAGAGGCTCGATGACATGGATCAGCCGCTGCAATCCGTCAAACTGGCAGGGGATCGGGCTGCGCAGACTTCCAAGATGTGGGTATTTCTCGCCACACCCAATCAGTACTCGCTCCTTTTGACCGAAGGTTCGTTACGTGCATTCCAGCAGAACGCCATCAATCGGGCGGCATATTTTGACGAGCGCCATCCGTTGTTTGCCGGTGAGGTTGGAATGTGGAATGGCATTCTGGTGATCAAGAATGAGCGCGCGATCCGCTTTATGCCTGGCGAAAACACGAAGATAGTTACCGCAGCAAACGCGGCAACTGCAGCAGAAACCGATCAAGCTGTCAATGGAGCATTGACAGCCGGCTATGCGATCGAGCGCGGATTATTATTGGGCGCACAAGCACTGGGTGTTGCTTATGGCAAAACCAGGGTCAGCGGAATGCAGTTCGGATGGAAGGAGCATTGGTATAACTTTGAAAGTAACCTGGAAGTAATGGGTGAGAAGGTTTGTGGCAAAGCGAAAACCCGTTTCTCTATCGACGATGGAACAGGTTTCAAGGTACCCACCGACTTTGGTGTGATTGCGGTTGACTCGGTTGTACCACTTTAATCCGTTTTAACCCGTTTGATACATGAAAGCGGGGCTTTAATGTTCTGCTTTCACCCATCACTTTTTCGAGAGATATAGATAAATGGCCACTTTTAGCGCACCAGATCTGAACAGCAAAGCGCTGCCCATGGGCAACTATGGCAACGCCGCGGTGGTTTATGGGACAGCAACGCCCTTATCCGGAGTAGTTGGAAGCATCTACCGTCCGGTCAGAATCCCGGCTGGCATGAGTGTTACAGCGTTACGGATAGTAAATGACGATATGGATACAGGCGGCACTACATTTGCTGTAAAAATCGGCTATACCCCAGTCGACTCCGGTCAAGGTCCTGTCGAGGATGATGATTATTTTTCCGCGGCTACAACGATTTTATCCGGCGTGGCTCTTACCGACCTGAGATTTCAACCCATCAAATTCGAAAAAGATGTGTACGTCATCCTGACGGTAACTGTACCGGCCACTGCGTTTGTTTCGGGCAATATCACTGCAATCGTTGCGGGCGAGGCGGCAGGCGTCAAGTAAAGCAAGCAGTAATCAGGAAGACAAAGGCGATCCCCCGAGTTTCTGGGGATCGCCTTTTTATTGAGGATTTCATATGCCAAAAGTCAAATATATTGCCACCGGCATCAAGATTGACAGTATCAATGGCGTGGGGCTGCGCTGGGAACCGGATCAAGTGCGGAATGTAAGCGCTGAAGTTGCTGAGAGGCTGCTCGTCTACTCCGATACCTGGATGCGGGTCTACGATGAGACGCTGGATAACGTTGTGCCGATCGGGCTGGCTCAAGCAGAGAAACCGGTTGAAGAACCGCTGCCGGTGATCGACTTTCATTCCATGAGAAAAAAAGCTCTGCTTGAGTTTGCCGAGCGCAAATACAACGAACGGCTGGACAGGCGTCAAAACGAGGGAACCATACGGCATAAAGTGATTGCCCTGTTTTCCAAGAACGAGATGCCGGACTGATGTCATTCTCATATCAGTCAATCGTCGAGCTGGCTCGTATTCCGCTGAATGATGAAGACAAAACACGTTACTCGGATACTGCGTTGCTGTCCTTTGCCAATCAGGGGATGTTGCAGATTCTCAGACGGCGGCCGGATCTGTTCATAGGTGAGTTCAACAACCTGCCCGATGGGGAACGGGCCTTGGATGATGCTTTTCCGCTACCGCCTATATGCCTACAGACAGTAGCAGATTATGTCACGGCCAGAGCAGAAATGTCTGACGATGAGCATGTCAATTCCGGGCGTGCGGCCCTGTTCATGCAGTTGTTCGGCTCCGAGGCGCAACCATGAAATTCTGGAGCGATTTTTATGATCTGCTTATGCCAGACCTGCCCGGATGCCCAGCTGCTGCAGCCGACAGTGCATTGCGTCAATCCTCTATAGCGTTCTGTGAGCAATCCCTGGCCTGGCAAACCGAGCATCTGCCTGTCTTCGTAATGGGAGGCATTGCGGAATATGCCTACTCCCCCCCTGAAGGCTCGGCAGTTCATGCCATCATACATGCAGTGCTGGATGGAGAAGAAATAGAGGCTTTTGCCTGCGAGAAGAACATCAAGATCAAAAACTTGCGCCGACAAACTGGCAAGCCACGATATGTTCTTGGCGGTCCATTTTCGCTGACCCTGGTTCCAACTCCGGATAGTAACGGGATATTGACAATAACAGTCGCGTTAAAACCTTCGGCCCTCAGTACAGGGATTGACGACGCGCTATTTCACGAATACCGCGAAGCCATCATTCATGGCTCGATGACGCGACTAATGCTGTCACCTAAAAAGCCCTATACCAATATCCAGCTAGCCGCCTATCACCAGCAACAGTTCATTATCAAGACGGCGGCAGCAGGCATGAGAGTAGTCAGAGGCTATACCAGACCGCCCTTCCAGACAGCAATCCTGAGACGAGGATAAAACATGGGACTCAAGTTCTCGAATTTTGGCAAGGCCATCATCAGTTCCGCTCCCAGTGGGACAACGGGATTGAGCTTCACAGTGGAGGCCGGAAAGGGCGTTCTCTTTCCATCGCCAGGCATCGGCGATTATTTCTATGGCATATTCAAGGATGCTTCCGGCAACCGGGAAATTGTGAAAATCGAGGCACGTACGACCGACAGCTTAATCATCGCGCAAGGAGGACGAGGACTGGACGGTACGGCTCCCCGTACCTGGGCAGCAGGCGATTACTTCGTTGCCGGTGTAACCAGCATCGCCTTGCAGGAATCCCTTGCAAATCCAAATCTCCAGGCGCTTGGCGCCCTGGAAACGTCAGCCGATAAGATGGCGTATTTCACTGGCCCGGGCACAGTCGCATTGGCGAATATGAGCTCCTATATCCGGGGCTTACTGGATGATGATAATGCGGCGGTTGCGAGAGCGACACTGGGCGCTGCGCCCGCCAGCCTCATTCCTCCCGGAACTGTTATGTCATTTTTTCAGGCCACGGCACCGGCAGGCTGGACTCAGGTCACGACACACCATAATAAGGCACTGCGTGTTGTTGGAAGCACCGGTGGCGGTTCGGGCGGTTCAGTCGCCTTCACGTCAGCCTTCACGTCGCAGACGGTTTCCGGCTGGAACAGCGCGACGACATTGACCTCGGCGCAGATACCGGCGCATACACACTCGATTTCGACCTATGGAGATGAAACCGGAGCCGGCTTTGTTTGTGCCGGCTCTGGCCCATTCGTCAGTAATATAAATTCGTTCGAAAACACAGGTGGCGGCGGCTCACATAGTCATATTTTTACCGGCACGGGCATCAACCTTGCCGTGCAATACATCGACATAATCATAGCGAGTAAGGATTGATGGAAATACGTACAGCGAATTGTCCCCTGGGAGCAAAGTGTGAAGAGCTTAAGCTCGAAGACGGCAAACCTGTCCTCTATCGATGTCCATGGTATGTGCAGGTTCGCGGCGTAAATGTCAACACGGGACAGGAAACCGATTCATGGGGATGCGCTATAGGCTGGCTGCCCACACTGATGATCAACGCAGCCAACGAATCCCGCAAGGGCACCGCAGCTACAGAATCCTTCCGTAATGAGATGGTGAAGCACAGCGAGAAAACCCAACGAGTGCTGCTTGTGGCAGCGCACATGGCGAACAGGAAGGTCCAGGGTAACAGTTTATCGGAGCAGGGTGAGATATGCGATTGACAATCATTCGGGACGACAGCGCGGTTGGAGTAGATGGCGTATTCAGGCGAATCGATTTGTCGTCGTTGAGGGCCAATGTGCGCGCTGTGCAGTGGAACGGTACAAGCGGTCACATAGAATATGACGATACTGCAAATACGCTGTTCACAAACATAGCAGAGTTTCAGTCATTTGTGGATCTATGGAAAGCCGCGGCGTCAGAACAGATCACCTCGTTGACTGCACCGAGTCCGGATCAAATGAAAGCAGCGGCCCTGGCTCGTATTAACACTGCTTATCAGTCCAAGGTAAGGGAATTGACAGCAGTTTATCCAGAGGAAGAAGTGAAGAGCTGGGCGTTACAGGAAGCGGAAGCAAAGACATGGTTTTCGAATCCTCAAGCCCATACTCCCTGGCTGGATAGCGCTGCTGAGGCGCGAAGTATAAGTAAGGCAGATCTGGCAGCCAAAATTACCACCAAGGCTGCTGCATTTGCAGGGGTGCATGGTCAACTGACGGGCAAGAGGCAGAGATTACAGGACATGATTGTTGCCCTTGGCGATTTTCCCACCCCACAGCAATTGGATGACATCAAATGGTAAACACATGATCGAAACTTTTTGAACAAGACAGCAAGACGCGGCGTAGCCGCTTTTTTTGCCCGAACGGGCTTTTTTATTCAATACCCAGGAGGAATTATTGTGACCATGTTTCAACGCAAACGCATTAAAGCCATTCAGGAAGAGGTGGAAAGACAACATGCCGCAGTCGAAGGCCGCGCAGACGGTTTATTGGAAAAGTTGAAGGGGTCGAAATGGACGGCCGCAATATTGCTGGGTGCGGTCGTATTTGCAATCATGGTTTTGTGGAGTTTGTCCTGATCATGTCAGATGATGACGGCGATCATAAGGTTGCGAGGAGGACAGAAAGGCGGCGGGGGCCGTCCACCTACACATTATCCTTCGGTGGAATTATTGCAGTGGCTGGCCTCGTTGCGTCGGGCGTAGCTACGTACAACACACTGCAAAATGATATTGCGACCCTGAAACGGGGTGAGTTGTATCAGGAAAGAACCAATGAACGTCTTGATGATGAAATCAAGTCAATGAGAGCCGAGCAGCGTGAAACGTTGAAGGAATTCAACGACAAGCTCGACAGAATCATCGAGAAATGGACGAGAGGGAGAAAGCCATGAGGTATCTGCTGGGAGCTTTGTTTCTGGCGTCATGCACCATGCTTACGCCCCTGGTGACGAATGAACCACTGGTGACGAACGAAACCGCAATGGAGTCACCTGTTTCAACTGTACAACCGCAAACGTCGATGAGCACTGCAGAAATTCCGAAGCCAAAGTCCAAGACAGCATTTCCCGTTTCGGAAATATCCTCCTGCGCCACACTGGATGCAGGCGATCTGAAGGAGACCATAAAGGCGAAGCTGGATTGCATCACCGAAAACACTCCCTGACATGTGCCCGATACGGATAAATGAGCATGGAACACAAGGGATCATGAGATGAGCAAGCCATTGTTTAACCAAGGAAGATCCGCTGTAGCGCTATTGGTGTTGGCAGCATCAACACTGGTTGGGATCGCGGTGCACGAGGGGTATAAGGATGAGGCGTATATCCCTGTGCGCGGGGATGTCCCCACCATTGATTTCGGGCGCACCAAAGGCGTCAAGATGGGCGACAAGTCCAATCCTGTGCGCGGTCTGCAATACCTGCTTGACGAGGTTGAAAACGTCTATGCGGCGGGCGTAAAGCGGTGCGTCAAGGTTCCGCTATTCCAGCATGAGTATGAGGCCATGATAAGCATTTCTTACAATATAGGCGTTGGCGCATTTTGTAATAGCACTCTCGTTAAGAAGTTAAATGCTGGTGATTATGAAGGGGCTTGCAACGAATTTACAAAATGGGTTTATGTAAAAGGAAGAAAGGTTAACGGATTGATTAATAGAAGAGAGCAAGAAAAAAAACAGTGCTTAGGAGAGTTAAACTGATTCCCTAGTTTTATAATATCGGTATGACATGGGAGAATGCAATGCCGATATGTAGAACATGCAAGATTGTTTTTGACGGGGTGTATCGTAAGAAATATTGCAGTACAAAATGCCAGTTTCTATCTAAGGTTCCGTCTGGTTTGAGTGATAGCGAGTGCTGGAATTGGGGTGGGGGAAAGAGCACGGCAGGATATGGCGCGTTTAATACTGGAGAAAAAATTGAGTTGACGCATAGGTTCTCATATCAATTATTTAAGGGGCCTATCGCGGACGGAATGTTTGTCTGTCACACATGCGACAACCCATCCTGCGTTAACCCCTCTCACTTGTTTGTCGGAACGCACAATGATAACGCGGCTGATATGGCGCAAAAAGGGCGCGCAGCATGGAAGAATAGGTCAATGCCGCGTGAGGTTAGAAATAGAATTGGAGAAACAAGAAAGGCAAGCGGTTGGAAGCCGTCTCATGAGCAAATAGAGGCTTCTATAGCAGCAAGAGCAAAAAAAATGGCCGATCCCGAATGGCGAGAGGCCGTGTATTCAAAGATGCGCGGTAAGAATAATCCAAATTACGGGAAGAGTTGGACTGATGAGCAACGCGCCAAAATCAGGAAACACTTGGATGCCAATGGAGGAAACATGAAAGGCAAAAAGCATTCCGAAGAAACAAAGGAAAAAATGCGTGCAGCAGCGCTTGCAAGAATACAGCAAGCGAAGAAATTGAAATCATGATCACAATAATTGCACAGATCAACGCCCTCGGGGCGTTTTTTATTGACCATTCGGCGCGAAGCAGAATACCGGCAGTGCATGGGGACGAGCAATGGCTAAGATGCCTGATGCAGTTGAGGGCAATGTCACCCTGGAATGGCTTGTGAAAGGCGTTGTCGCATTGTTCCGCTCACACACAACTCAATTCGAGAAACCCGACTCAATAGATGGGGCTTGCGTTGTCCACATTGACTCGCCGACTAGCTGCGAGATAAAAGACATGGTTTCCGGGGGGATGGATTATTTAAAAATGATTACCGGATACCGCAAAGTGATAAAGATGCTCGCTTCCCCAAGGTACACAAGAGTGAAGCTGGAAGTATTCAAAGATGAACGGCACGTCATCCATCTGGGTAGACGGAAAGCGTCAATCTGCATAAAAACTCAGCGATTCTAAGGCGTTCTAAGCGATTATTTTACAAGGGTTAAGGTAAACCATAGGCCGCAATAGCGGCTTTTTTGTTGCCTATCGTCTACTTATGCTGAATGACTTAAATAATCTATGAGACATACGAGAAATGAATCAGGTTATGGAATATCTGACCTCGGACATTCTGACCGGGTTAGTCGGCGTAACGATTATCGTCGGGCTCGCTGCTTATGCGTTGGATACGCTCATCCTCTGGATGGCAACTTTGTTTGGGGATAAAGAATAGTGGCAGCTTTCCGCATTGCTGGTTTCTCCGGCCTTGTGCCACGGCTGGCAAAGCATTTGCTCAGTTCGAATCAGGCGCAAACGGCGACCAATTGCGATCTTGCCGGTGGAGATTTGCGACCCAGAAACGCGGCGCTACTTGTGTTTTCCCCACAGATAGATGGCGAGATCCGGTCGATGTTCAGGATCGAAAAGGATGGAAACGAGAAGTGGCTGGCCTGGAGCCGGGATGTAGATGTAGCCCGCTCGCCTGTTGCGGGGAATACACCCCAGCGATTCTATTACACGGGTGACGGAGAGCCTCGCACCTCTGACTTTGAAATGGCAACTGCCGGCTCCGGGATTTATCCCTCCACCTGCTACGTACTTGGCGTTACACCCCCAGTCAGCGAACCACTGGTAATGGCGTCAGGTGGAAGCGGAGTAGTGACTTCCCGGGCCTATGTTTACACATTTGTCACGCGGTGGGGGGAGGAGTCGCAGCCTTCCCCCGTTTCCATAGTAACCAGTGGAAAGATAGACGCAACCTGGATGATTTCAAATCTGGACGCAGCCCCCCCCAACTCCGGGGCAATTATTGCTGTTTTCAAGAATTCTCCAGCTGCCGGCCAGGCGGAAATCAGCCTTGATACCGTCTTCGGCTTAAGAGCGCATGAGGAAATCAGGTTTGAATCAGTATCAGGCATGACCGACTTGAACGGCCTATTTACCCTGATAAGCGTAGACCCGATAACGAAAAAGGTTGTCATATCCCTTTCTACAGACCAGATCTACGCTGGGGGTGGGAAGTGGAAGCGCCAGGCGCCACACAATACCGGGGGGATGAACAAGCGCATCTATCGGACGCTTGCGACTTCGTCAGGGAGCGAGTATCGCTACGTCGCAACACTTTCAGCGGTTACGAAAAGTTACAGTGATACTGTTCCTGATACGGTAGTTGCATTAGGAGAAGTATTGCCCTCCACGAACTGGGAAATGTCCCCGGCCAACATGAGAGGCATTGTTATGCTTGCGAATGGAATTGCCGCAGGATTCACGGGTAATGAGGTACTTTTCTCAGAACCGTTCAAACCTTATGCCTGGCCCACCTCGTATCGCCAGACATACGATCAGGAAATTGTAGCGATCGCTGCCATGGGTACCACGCTGGTTGGCATGACCAAGGGCAATCCTTTCACCATTACCGGGGTTGAGCCTGCGACCATGGGTGGAGGAATGGAGAAGCTGGGGGTAGCGTGGCCTTGCATGTCGAAGCGAGGGGTGGCGAATTTTGCATTTGGCGTTGGATATCCTGCTCCACAAGGAATGGTAATGATTGGGACAAGCAGCGATATTGTCACAAAAGACCTGTTTACCCAGAAGGAATGGTCCGAACTGAATCCTGACACCTTTATCGCTACCTCTGCCGATAACCGCTACTACTGCGGCTATTCGGCTGGAGATAGCTCCCTCATGTTTGTGATCGATAAGGCGGAGAACGCATCCTTTTCAAAAATCAACCAGAACATCAGTTGCATCTGGACAGATCCCATAACCGGCAAGCTTTACGTCGCCACAAACAAGAAAATCTACGAATGGGAAGGGGATACGGGGACCAAGCTTTTCTATGAGTGGAAAAGTAAACGGTTCGTTACTGCGCCACCAGTTAATTATGGTGCAGGGAAGATTGATGCCGATTTTGAAATGACGGAAGAAGAAAGAGCAGCGGCACAATCCTCCTATAACGAGACTATCGCTGCCAACCAGACACTGATCAGTTCTTATTCCATGAACGACGGACTGGCAGATACATGCCTTGGTGAATACGAGATTGGGGGCGATGCGACACAGGATACTCCTCTCTTATCCATGGATTCCCTGCAATTTCAATTATGGAGCGATGGGGCGCTGAAGTTTACCAAACAGGTCAGGAATAGCCGCGCGTTTCGACTCCCCGGCGGCTATAAGGCTGATAACGTCGAGTTTGTGCTATCTGGCAATGTGAAGGTAAACAGCGTCGTCCTGGCTGAAACAATGGATGGATTGAAGCAGGCATAACTGCCATAAGTCCCAATTGAACGGCCGGATTGGCACTCTCGGTTAGATCTCCCGAACCGCTCAAGGTATTTCAAGCAGTTTTCTTCTTCCTGATTTTTGTCACTTAAACGTGAGCCGCTCCTATTCGGGCGGCTTTTTTACTTTAAAAAGGAATTTTGTATGGCGAAATACGTTCATTCCGACGTTCTGGATGGTGGATTGAATTCGATAAAGAACAATGCGAGCCGCATGCTGCTGTTGAAGGCATATTCCTTTGCTGACAGCTATGCAACCGTTAATGCTAATGCAATTTGTGCGGTTGCAATGGCGCCCGGAGACTATGCGCTGTCAGGCGCTGACGGCGCAGCTCGCATTCTGACTGTCGCGGCCCGCAGTGGAACAGCCTCAGCCAATTCTGGCGCCGCTCCCGATCTTCATATTGCCTTCACGGACAACGCGAGCAAAGTTTTGCTGGTGACTGATGAAACCACCGACCAGGTGGTAACGAGCGGCAATACAGTCAATTTCCCGAGCCTGACTTACACGAGTTCCCAGCCCACCTAACCAGCCGACTGGCGATATTCCGGAAATTAAACTATGGCAACATTTACCCAAGCGCAGGGTGCGCGCAGCGCGTCCGTGCTCAGTCTGGGAACGCTGGCAAGCGGCGCCTACATAACTTCGTCAGCCATTGATCTCGGATCTGCCATTCCGCTGGACGTTACTTTAGAGGTTGAATGCGATCCTAACGGAACTCCAACCGGTAGCCGCCAACTCATATTATTCGCAAAACTATCGCTCGATAATGTGAATTTTGGGAGTGGCCCGGAAAGCGGAACCGATGCCACCAATGAGGCTGACCTGCATTGGATCGGCACATTGGCGTGCAATGACACAAACGTGCACCGAAAATTTTTCAGCCTGCAAGGGCTGCCTGTCAGCCGTTACCTGAAGCTGGTCGTAAAAAATGAGATGGGTGTAGCGCTCAGTTCAGGGAGCGTTTACAGGGCAGATATTACTGGCCTTTCCACTTGACCTGATCCGCTGACATGTCCTCGATTATCCTGCGAAACAGGTTTGTAAGGCAACCTCAGCACGCTGCGCCCATTGATTATGCCGGCCTTGCCAAAGGGATACGAATATTGTGGAATCCCGCCGTTGGGCCGGTCGATCTGGTTACCGGGCGAATCTGGACAGCAGGCGGCGATGCGGCAATTGTTCCGGCACAAAATGGCAAGGTATTTTCGTTCGATGGCATCGACGACTATTACGCCTATACCGGCTACCCGGAGCTGACAGGCAATGTCGGCACCTTCTTTATGTGGTGTCCGATTGTAGGTCGCCCTGATACATATGGCCACGTTTCCTTCGGAGTTTCTTCTCCCAACGTTTGCGGATACCAGATTTATCCTGATCTAAAGGTGGCTATTGGGTCCAACAGCCCAAGTACCGGCACCCTTGCTTCCTGGTTCAACACAAAAAACCGCAGTATTGTTTTTGTATCCGGGGGTACCGCAGCGACCTGTAAAGTTTTTCTCGATGGGAAAGAAACCGGCCTGACTTGGACAGATCCGCCAAAAGCGTGGGGACCGGGAAACAAGAATTTCAACCTTGGACGGTACGTAGGTGGAAATCTATGGGAGTTTGATGGCGCCATATTGATAGCCGGTTTTTCCGATGCAGTCTGGGGAGCGGCTGAATCACGGGCTTTTCATGAGAACCCATGGCAACTATTCAAGGCGCCTGCAAGAAAGCTGTGGCCTGGCGATACAACGCTTGGATTAAGCGGTGTAGCTGCAATACAGGTAAATAGCGGCAGCGCGGTAGAAATTGCTCAACACTACGCGCTTGCTGCTGCGGGATCAACACAGGCAGGTGGCGTCGATACGGTCAAGGTCGAACAGAATCAAATCCTTGCGACGGCTGCTCCCGTTCAATCCAACCTTGGTAGCGCGGCTGGCATTACCAGAAGTATTGCCCTGGCGAGTGCCGTAATTGCGCCAGACAGAACCTTGAGCTCGGGGGAAGTAAGTCAGGCGCATATACTCGGTGGAAAGGGATGGATACAGGGGAAGACCCTCCCACGCGCGGCAATCGCGCAAACTCACACCCTGGTTGAAGCCGGCCTGGCGCAGTTTAATGCGGGTAGCGTCCTCTCCATATCCGTTGGCAGTGGCACGCTTGGTGGCACGCCCTCCGCCCAAGCCAATACTGGTGCAACGGGCGTTGTTACCCAGATACACCTTCTTGTCGCCACCTTTTGCAGCCAGATCAATAAAGCAAGCGCCAAAGCGATAAGTGATGGGGTTGTGATTGAATCCGCGCTTATCAGCAAACCTGCCGAAGCGACCCATATCAAGAAGCCCGGCATCCCGGTTGGAACACCTCCCTGGCTGAAAATCATGCTTGAGATACTGACCGGGCGGCGTGGAAACCGAATAACGCTTCCCGCCTTTCGCACACTTACATTCTCAGCTCCTCCTACCCAGGCTGAATGCGAGGCTTTGTATGCGTACATAAATTCTGTTCGCGATTCTCTCGAACAGCTTATTTCACGTATGGATGGATGATGAATACTGAACTGATTTCGCTGCTCAAGGCAAATGTAGGCTCGACCCTGACATCTGATCTGGCCGCTGATATCTGCGTTGCCGCCAACCGCATGGAGACACTTGCGCAGCTGAGAGATATTGCACAGATCAAGCCTCGATATAACGGCCACCTGGTATTTGCTGTAGAGCGTATCGAGAACATTACAGAAGAAATAAAGCATTTGCATCGCGCCCATTGGAATGAAACCGAGGGACACAGGCATCGGCTACCGCTTCAGCCGGATTACGAGACTTTTATCCGGTATGAGCGGGCGGGCCGCTACCTTCTTTTTACCATAAGGAGCGAAGGGAAGTTATTGGGCAATTGCGCCATGTATCTGGACAAGAGCGCTCACACGCAAACACTTATTGCCACGGAAGACACGCTGTATCTTTTGCCCGAGGTACGACGCGGTACTATTGCCAAGCGTTTTGTAAGGTATGTCGAGAATGCCATGAAATTGCTTGGCGTTCGAGAAATCAATATTACCGTAAAGACAGTTAATAAGGCCGCACGATTTTTCCGATTGCTAGGCTACAGGCACGTAGAAAATGGATTGACCAAAATATTGGAGATTGAAAATGTGTAGTTCGAAGCCACCAAGACCGGATCCGCTCATTGGGCAGGCGGCAAAACAACAGGCTGATATCGCGCAACAACAACTGGATGTAGCAAAACAGCAGCTTGAATGGGAGAAAGACAGAGCCAGGGTGCAGGACCCGCTGATCCAGAAAATTGTTGATCAGCAGATTGCGGCAGGGGAAGCCAATGCAGCGAGGGCCGAATCACAATGGCAAGCCTACCGCAACCTGTTTGCGCCAATAGAAGAGCGCATGGTAAGAGAGGCCAGCGAATTCGACTCAACCGAGCGTAAAGAGCGGATGGCGGCCGAGGCGGGAGCGGATATCGCAAAAAATTATGAGAGCGCCCTGGATTCGAGCCAGCGAGCAATGGCCCGCATGGGGGTCAATCCCAATTCAGGCAAGTTTCAAGGCCTGGCCCACGAGATCAGCCTTGGGCTTGCCAAAGACACAGCGGGAGCAATGAATAAGGCCCGACGCGAGGCGGAATTGCAAGGCATGGCCATGCGGCAAGGCATGGCCCAATTTGGACGTAATATGCCCACTACGGGAATAGCTGCCGATGCGGCAGCGCTCAATGCAGGTAACGCCGCCACTGACAATCTGGCAACGAAAGCCGGCCTGCATACCTATGGCATGAATGCAGCGCAACACTGGTATGACGGCGCTCTTGGCGCGAATAGCTCATCCGGCAATCTGATGCTGAACCAGTATCAGGGCCAACTGAATGCATGGCAGCAACAGCAGCAGAATAAAGCGGGAGGACTCAGCGGGTTAGGCAATCTTATTGGCACTGTAGGCGGAGCTTACCTCATGAGGACACCCGGCTTGCGAACGGGCGGTGTTATCAGGAACTACAAGGCCTATGGTTTATCCGCATTGAAGCGCGAAGGCTATGCGGATGGTGGCGTAGTACAAGGCCCCGGTACCGACACCAGCGATTCCATTCCAGCTTCGATTGAGGGCGTGCAACCCCTCCAGTTATCCAACGGCGAAGCGGTACTCAACAGGAAAGCGGTGGAACTGGTAGGAGAGGATTTCATTCACCGGCTCAATGGTGCATCAGAGTTGATGAAGCGCAAGGCGACAGTGAATAAACACAGCAGGGAGGGAGATGATGCTTGAAAGTTTGGGTGCATTTGCTGACGGCCTTGCACAAGGTGTGCGCACAGGGCAGGATATGAAGCTGCGGCAGCAGGATGCCAACCGGTTGAAAAAGGCGGAGGAGCGCGAGGCGGAGTTGCATCAGGCGAGGATCGACAAGGCAGATTTCAACAGGGAAAAACGTGAGCGGCTTCGTGCCGCCAACGATGAGATAGCGATTCCATGGCAGCAGGATAAGCAGAAGCCATCTACTCCTGGTTACGCGGTGCCCGGCTTGAGTGCGGAAGTGGCGAAAGTACCTGCTGTCGTAGAAACTGGTGTTGGGGGACTTTCCAGTCTGAGCAAACCCGCAATACAGATTCCATCGGATGAAATGATCGCCAAGCGCATGTTGACTGGCAACCTGCTTGAAGATGCAGATGAACTGACGCGCATGGCGAACATTTACAAGAAATATGGCCTTCTGGAAGAAATGGCGCCTTGGATGAACAAAGCTTATGCAGCGAAGAAAAGGGGAATTCCTGATGCCCTGAACTCCCTGTTAACAGGGAACGCGAGTAAAGCCAGGGAAATCCTTGAAAAAGGTGGATAGGCGCTTGCAGATGATCCGTTGCGACTGGATTCGGACGAGCAACAAAATGTGTGGAGATTTCGACTTAAGGATGGCGGCGAGACGGAAATCGACCTGAAGGAATTTGCGAGAAGGTTTTTTCCTTCGCAAATCCAAAAGTAGTAGGCAGCTTCTAAGATTTGCCAATTGGAGAAAACTCAGGGGAAGAATTTGGAGATGTATTTTTAAAATACAATCGAATTTAGCCACTAAACGACATGAAGTCTTCTTGACTTCCTTAAGATTTACATTAAGGTCAGCCGTTTTGCTAATTTCAAAATTCTTTCTTCCCTTGCCTAAGATCGTTTTTGACGTGAAAAAATTCTTAACATCAAAGTTTGTTGCCAAATGGAGACTTCTATGGGCTTCGAACAT